GGACTCGCTGTTCCTATCCCTACTTTTTGAGAAGAGTCTAGAGTTATACCTCTATCGCCAACTGGTCCTCCACCACCATTCTGTATCTGTAATTTGTTGGTGGAGTTATCTAGAATAATTTGGCCGTAATTATCATCATCAGTATCTCCTAAAGCTAGTTGTGCTAACCCTGCTGTTGATCCGACTATGGCTACCACCGAATTGCTTGACCCATCACCAATTTGCAAATCTCTATTAGGACTAGTTGTTCCTATGCCAACGTTGCCAGAGGAATCAATCCTCATTCTTTCGGCAACATCATTACTTGCTGAAGAACTAGTAGTTTGATTAACATGAAATGCTAAATACGGAAGTTGACTAGTATTATTTCTTCCGAATCCTTCTATTCTTGCAGTTTCAACAGTATCGTTATACCTGAATTTTATATTTTTTGGTGATTCTCCAAATGCATTTTGAATTGCAATTGATGTTCCGCTCGATGATGAAGAATCTTCTACGTGAAGTAATTCGTTTGGTGATGTAATTCCTATACCAACGTTGCCGTCGGTATCAATCGCCATATGTGTGGTAAAAGAATTATAAGCATCATTTGCTTTTGCGAATAAGAATTTTCCATCTACATTCTGTATGTATCTATAAGAAAGATCTGCTCCAGCATTAGTATCTTTAAAATTTATTACTGGATTCTGTGATGCTAATTCTAGTATAGATTTGGGACTGGTTGTTCCTATCCCAACTCTATCATTCGTAGAATCTACAAATAATGTATCAGTATCAATAGTCAGAGCTGTACCTGTTATCTGATTGACGCTAATACCATAAGAAGAAGTGTTGCCCTCAGCAAGCACCTCATTAAGATTTTGATCGTCTGTTCCTCCAGAAGTAGTAAACCCTTGTTGTCCGACCCATGACTGAGAAGCAATTTGAGAACCAGTAATCTCAATTGTATTCTGCCCACTTAAAACAAGTAAATCACTACCGTACTCCCCTAAAGTAATTTTATCATAACTAGAAGTACTTTCTACCTCTATAATTGGCAAACCAGCAGCATCATTAACAGAAAAAACCGTACCTGTTACTTCGTCAGTTACCCCAAATAACCTTCCATTAGACCCGTCTACTGAAAAGATAGTGCTTCCACTACCTTCTAAGAAGAGTCCTGAGAAAGTCGGAGAATCCCCAGTATTCAGCCCCAGATCATCTAAAACCTCGCTAGTATCAAGTGAAGAAAAATTAGTTTGATTGTTTGCTCCTGTTGATCCTACGAAATACTCAGACATAACTATTAATTATATGACTTGTTACACTCTTTTCCTAGTAAATGAACAAAAAAACCCCCTCCAAATTAATGAAGGAGGCTTTTGTTTCAAATTAATAACTATTAGGTAGTCTCTTCCACCCAGTTATAATTGATGGTAGCGGAAGTAATTAAAGTAGCTGTTGTTTGATCGCTCGCTATCTTTAATCCACTGCCATTAACACTAACACTTAAACCATAAGAAGAAGCGCTGGAACCAGCAAAGGTCTTAGTTACAAAAGATTGTAACATGTTAGTGCTATCAGAATCTCGACGAATCACGCCTTGTATCTTCCACATTGCTACATAAGCTCCATTGTCATCAGGTTGATTGGTATCGGTTGATTGGACAACACCTTCGAAAGCGACTGTAGTCTTATCATTTAAAGCTACAGCATTACCATCTGAACCTGAAGTTGTTATACCGTTATTATCAGTACCTCGTAAAATCAAAATTCCCCCTTTAGTAATTACGTTACTGGCGAGTGTATTAGATGTACCAAGCTCTATCTCATCAAGATGACCTTGATCAGCAGTTGTAGAGAAAGATCTATCCGCAGCAAGAGTACCTCCTCCAGTTAAACCGTCAGAAGCAGACATTTGTGTAGAAGCGTCTGCTTTCAACGCTAATTGAGCTGAAACAGTGGTACCCCCGATTCCTGCAAGTTGACTTAACTCGGTGCTAGTTACAGTACTTACAGCAACCTTCCCGCTAGAATTAGAGATAAGAGCTTTACTGGTACCCAAGTTAGTTCCAGCAATACTACTAGCTCCACCAGTAATAGCTGCTCTAATGTCTGTATCTAAAACTTGTAACTCACCACCATTAAATGTTATATTTTCTCCTGCAACACTAGAATGAAGCTCTGCTGAAGTAACTGAATTAGCATCAAGTTGAGCTGTCCCAATAGAATTAACTTTAAGCCCACTTGCACCTTTAGAAAGAGTAGTCCCGTCTAAATTGAGATCAAGAGCGTCCGTACCAGCAGTAAGACCATCACCTGCTGCAATGCTAAGAGAAACAGCACTTCCACCTAGTTCCGCATCTCCTCCTCCAGCAAGACCAGCTCCACCAGTAATAGAAACAGATTTGTTTTCTAACATGGTGTTCTCAACAACACCTGCACCAATTGTTGCAGTGAGAGTCTCAGAAGAATCTGCGTTAAATGTAACAGCTCCTGCTAAATCTCCATCTAAAGTTATAGTAGAATCTGCTACCCACGCTGATGCTGTAGATGCATTACCAACAATATCAGCAGCAATATCTATGCTATTAGTTTTCCAACGATTATTCGTAGAGTCGTAAGTGAACTCTGCAATTGTAGAAGCGGCTGTTCCAGAAATTATAATACCACCACCATCTGCAGCAGCGTCATTCGCTGCTCCAGTTCCTAAAACCAAGTTTATGTCACCAATCTGGACATCTGTAGAAGAAATGGTAGTAGTCGTGCCTTCAACTTGCAAATCTCCTTGAATAACGACTGTACCAGCTGGGCCAGAACTATCTGGATCGATTGTAATTGTAGATGGTCCCGTAATATTACCTCCGTTAACTCGAAGATCTTCTACTTGTATGTCTTGGTTTGTAGTCGCTCCATTATCACAGACATTATCTAAAGTGAGACTTTGGAAAGACCCTGAAACAGCTTGAAGATCATCGACCTGATTTTCCAAATACCCAGTAGCAGTTCTTAAAGTCCCAAGTTCAGTATCATTAGTACCAATATCTACTCTTAAAGCCCCTGAAATAGAATTAACATCTGCTTTAGGATAATAAATAGTATCTAAATCAACCTCATTAAAACTAGCTGCTGTAACATGGCCATCAGAATCAAATGTGAAGGTAGCATCTTGAAGTACCGTTCCGCCCGAATGGTCTTCTGACACATTTGATGCTGGACTAACAACTGGGTGAGCATTAGCCGCCAAATAGCCAGACATGGCATAAATCGCATCTTGAGAAGCACCAATGGTAGTAACTCCATCTGCGATAGAGTCTTGTATCGCTACCGCCCTTACATCTCCAGTAAAAGTTGATATGTCTGTCAGGTTACCTGTTTCAAAGTTTACCTGAGTGCCGTCGAGTGCGCCTTTATAAATTATATTCGCCATGATTCGTAACTAGTTAAATCTAGTTACACAATAAAGGGCGAATAAGAAAAAATTAATATTTTAACTGAGATAAATCAACCTTTCCTAACCACCGTATATTAGTTGCAGCCTTACCTACAGCGTGAAATTTTAATGACCCATTTGAAGCACTAACTGAAAATTTTACATCTCCTACCCCTATCTCATCTTGAATAATGTGAACGTGAGGAGTCCCCAACAAACTTACCGTATTTGCACTACTACCCCTTTTTGCTCCTCCATTAACGTGCATTACAACAGTATCTCCATCTTGCGCCCTCCCTATGAACTGACAATTAAAGAAATAAGAAGTATTATCCTCTAATATAAACCTAGCATTAGTACCATCTAAAAATAATTCGGTTTCTGAAGCGTCTGTAGAATGACCTCGTAAAAGAAAAATTGCATTCTGAGCGTCTCCAGCGGTAGAAAAATACCCATTTGAAATTATAAATTGGCTCTGTTGGGAATCGAGACTTGTATTCTGAGACCCATCTCCAAAAATAGTTTTAGAGACATTCTCTGTATTAAGAGTCTCTACAACTAAATTTTTTAATTTTACTTCTAGTGCCATTATGTATTCGGAATTGATCTAGTTTGCAGTACGTAACCTGTACCTATATTATCTGAAAATTCTACAAAGAATCCAGTAGTAGTTATGTCTCTCACTGCTAAAAAGTAAGTTCTTTCTCCTCCACTTGGTAGCTGTAATTCGCATTGAACCATTGGCGCAGAAGAAAATACAGTGCTGAATTCTATTCCTGTCTCATCTATACCAGAAGGTAAAACTGTATCAAATCTCTGGCTAGTTTCTTGAGATTGAACCCAAGTTCTCGTAGCCACCGTCTCTCCACCCATAGTTATGTCTTCTGCTACCGCAAAATTACCTGTTGGCACATCTACCCCACTTGCGAAATCAATTGTCAAACCATGTTCCGCGAAAGAAGTTTTACTTCTACCCACTTTACCGTCAGCTAAAACCATTGAGCCTTCATGTACTGCTCTACCACCTCTTCCAGCCATAACCGTAGAAAAAGACCCACTAGCAAAATTATTAACACCACCAACAACAATAGCATTAGATGCATCTTGAATGTTGTTATTCTCCCCACCTAAAATTATGGAATGATCAGGAGCTATAGTACCACTAGTAATATTACTACTTTGTCCACCAACAATAACTGCATTAGAAGCTCCTAAGATGTCATTATCATAACCTCCATCCACTAAAGAAGCCGTAGACTGCTTAATGGAATGTGATGTGCCACCATTTATAGTATTGTAACCTAATCCTCCTAATTCTATTAAATTAGATTTGCCTCCAATAATAACAGAATAATCGTCGCCACTAATAATGTTTAACTCACCTCCTGCTATAATATCATAATCACCAAAAATTTGGTTACCACTACCTAATATAGCAGCAGAATATAGTGAGTTTACTGCGTTATCTCCAATGATAAGAGCTTCAGCATCAATATAAAGCTTCCTATCAGAACCATCAAGATCACCAGTTACAAATATGTCTTGTCCACCAGCATTAATTATATAACCAGAAGCAAAAGTTTTAACACCACTAATGGTTTCTTCTCCTGTGATATTTACGAAGGCATCTGGGTTGCCTCCTATCAGATTATACTGATCTAATGTTAAGTGATAATATTCCCCTGTATCCCCACCTTGGATTCCTACAAGCGAATTGTGAGATGTCCCGCCGACACCTACATTCAACCCTGTCGAAGAAGATATCGACAAGTCTACATTCGGAGTCTCTGTAACTGTTACATTAATGCTCATGGAAGAGGAACGGCGGTTCCGTTAATAGTCGCCGTCCCATATAACAACCTATCAACACAACCATCAGATTTGATTAAAAATATATCATAGGAACTATAAGCTGGCTCCATAGCTTGAGTGTCAGCACTATTTAGAGACATTTTCGCAGCACCATTAGCAGCGTCAGTTTCCGAATAAGTAAAGGTAGCTTGAACCGCTTGATCATAATCACGATAAATAACTCCAGTCAAATAAACCTGATCCGTTCTTAAATCGTAGGCTGTATTAGAGTCATCCGTCAAGGTTAGAGGGATGTCAAGGCAAGCTCCTTGCTCAATAATGATGTCATATTTTGTCCCAGCCATTGCTTTTAGTTACACTAATTATCTATTTTTTTAAGAATTTATCAGGATTCTTTTCAAACTTCTTCGCTAATGCAATTATCCCATTGATAATCTCTGGACTGACAACACCAACTACACCATACGCTATAGCTTTAATGAAATCACTAATCGGAGCATCCTGTAGTACAAACCATAAGATACCAGAAAGTATCGAAGCAGCTATAACATTTCTGATGAAAGTTCTTATCGAATACGCTCCTTTATAAGTTAGCATTCTTGCTACCATCCCCGCTGCACCTATTATTGGAATAATCCAACCCCCGTCCATAAACTCTCTCATCAAGCTTTTAAAATCCATGTAAAATATATTACACCAAAATATTTTTTTTTGTGTATCTTATTTTAAGATGGGGGAACATCGAAAAGACCTTGCGGAAGCAGAAGCTTTTGCCAAAAAATACTGTAATCCAGAGGATAGTGAAATCATCTCTGATTTAGATCGTCATGCAAGGGAAACAGCATGGGCTTTATTACAGAGGATTAAACATCTGGAACAGAAATCTTGTGTTTGTGAAGAGTGCGGTAGTGAAGTAGAAGACGAACCTATAGAGGAACAGGTTACAGAAGAAGAAGTTAAAGTAGAAAAGAATAAGGCCCAAGAAGTAAAGGCTGAAACTCCTGAGACTTCTACTATGGATAAGTTATCGGAGATAGCCGAGAAGAATAAAGATATTTTAGATAAAGCTGCGAAAGGTACCGCTGCTGCAGCCGCTGCTGGAGCAACAACTCAAACTGCAAGTGCCGCGACTGGGCTAAGCGCATTTGTCCAAGAGACTACTCAAAAAATAGCGACTATTGGAGTCGCAGGAACTATGTCCATAGGTAGTGGAGCTTACTTTCAAGCCAAGACAACAAAAGAAAAAGGTACTGAAATCGCCGTTGTAGCAGAACAAGAGCATAAAGTGTTTTCTAATTTAAATGATTTTACTGAAACGACAATTGGCTTCCAACCTTTTGGAGGAGTCACCGAAGCAATTGTAGAATACGCCGAAAAAGGTTATGGAGATGTCGTCGGTACATCTGAAGAAGGTTACGAAGGAAGCGAAGAAGGAGAAGATGAAGGATCTAGTGGTGAAGAGGGAGAGGGCGAAACGTCAAATGAAGAAACCTCTAACGAGGGAGAAGGAAATGAAGGCGAACCTACAGAAGAAAATAATAAAGAAGGCGAAGGAGAAGCCGTTAAAGAAGAGGAATCTGTAGAAACCGAAGAGAAAACAGAAGAAGAATCCAAAGAAGAACCCGAAGAAGAACCCGAAGAAAAGGAAGAGTCTGAAGAGGAGGAGCCTGAGGAAGAAGCCGAAGAGGAAGAATCCGAAGAGAAAGAATCCGAAGAGAAAGAAGCCGAAGAGGGAGAAGCCGAAGATGAAAAAGCCGAAGAGGAAGAGTCTGAAGAGGAAGAGCCTGAAGAGGGTGAAAAGAAAAAAACAGATCTAGAAGACTCAGAAGAAACAATAGAACTAGAAGAAGATGATCAGGTCACTCAAGTCCCTGATGTTATAACAAGATAATTATTATGGAAGATCTATTTGATAAAATACTAGCTCCTTATATGGGGTCAATGCCTGAGTTTATTATTTCTATACTAGGGCTTCTTGGAACACTTTCTTACATAGTGCCAGAAAATAGCAAGCTAGGCAGAATACTTGGCAAAATTACTGGCAATCTAGGAAAACTTAAAAACTACTTACTTAAAAAGAAAAAATGAAAAAACTTGCCCCTCTAATCTTACCATTATTATTCCTAATACCTTTGTCTAAAGCTGCTGTTGTCACCTTTACTGGAGGCAACGCTATTTTAGTAGATGGCATAGAAAATCCTACAGAAAACCCAAATATCGCTGTTACTGATGAAAGTCAAAGGTATCAAGGGGTTTCTAGCTACCAAGAAGGAGATGTAATTCTAGATTATGTTTCTCCAAATGAAAATTGGCAAATGCAAACTGTAGGAAATTATTATGACGATGGGAATGATGTCATACATGGTCATTGGTCCTCCCTATCTTCTATAGAAATTTATAGAGAGGACGATGTAGCCTTCGATTTACAATTCTTTTCTCTCACTTCTAATACTGAAATAGGAGGAGGAGCTTCTACAGGGAATGAAGACATAGCCATCCAAGGTTTCTTGAAAGGCAAAGCAGTCACTCAGTTATTCAGCTTAGGTTCTGAAGATTGGGGTGGCGAATTTCAAGATGTATTCTTGCCAGCGGAATTCGACAATGTCGATAAAGTTGTAATCAAAGACTTGGGTCAATGGCAAGAAGGAACTTGGTGCGCTGATTGTAACTCCGCTTTCTGCTTTGGAATGGACAACTTCGTATTTGACGAAGTAGTCCCAGAAGAGTTTATCGTTGGCAATTCTGTTCAACTAGAAGTCACAAGCTTACCCGAAGCTAGCGCCATATTGTTTGCTGCTATACCAATGATATTGTTATTAAGTAAAAAAAGACGCTCATAAATAAACATAAATAAATGAAAACGGCATCCGTAAGGGATGCCGTTTTTTGTTTAATCGAAAAGTTCTCTTTCTAATTTCCTATATCTAGCATCAGAATGCCAGACTTCATCACTTTGAGGGGTGTACGTCCCCTCCTGAGTCTGGACTGGAATCCCCGCCTTGAGCTTTAAGGAAGACGGCTGATATATGTTTAAAGTCGTCGTTTTCGGACTTGAGCCGCCGCCGCAGGAGGTCAGCCCGATCAGAGGAGTTACTATCACCAGCAGCCCGTAATTCTTCAATTTCATTAATGAGTTCATTTTTTATGTTTCTATGGTTATTTTTAATTTCAAAAAAAGCCAATTTATTCCTTAATTCAAGGTACAGTTTAAGGCTTTGAGCTAGAGTTTTAATTAAAGACATCATGCTTCTTCTATATACACTCCAAAACCTGTTTCCACTCCATCTCCCCAATTACAGAGGTTAACTTAGTTATATCTGCCTTAGTGAACTTTTGATACTGACCCTTTAGGTTCGAAGGCATAGTAATCTGTTTAACTTTAGCCCCAGAGTTATCAGCCATCTTGTCAGCAATGTCTTTAAATGAAACAGAATTACCAGTCCCGACATTAAAAATACCAGAGTCATCATGATGAAGCATACGATAGTGCACCTCACAAACGTCTTCGACGTTAACAAAATCTCTGCTTGCTTTGGTCCTAAAAACTTTGATCTCTCCATCTTCCCGAACTTGTTTGATAAATTTTGTTATCGGACTAGCCTGTTCGCCTTTGTCCTCTTCGTGCGGACCATAGACATTAAAATATCTAAATCCTTGATATGGATGATCTTCATTCAAGAGCCAATTGTCAAACATATATTTACTATAAGCATAAGGACTTAATGGAGCGCAAAATTGATCCTCTTCAAAAGTCTCCGCTAATCCATAAACAGAGGCGCTGCTAGAATACTGGAATTTAACATCCATAGCTGCACATAACTGATAAAGAGTGCCAGAAAAGATAAAGTTCTCTTTTAAAATCTTTTTAAGGTCTGTCTCTGTAGTACTTGAGTTAGCCCCAAGGTGAATTACTGCGTCAATACCATTCAAAGGCGGCAAATCCCCACCATTTTTTATGTCATACTCTTCTACCTCGATCCCCCTCTTTGACAAATAAGGGCAGAGGTTCTTACCAATAAAACCTTCACTACCAGTAACTAATACTCTTTTCACAGAGTCATTATATTAAAGATCTCCCTCGTCTTCAATAACAATTTCCACTGTATTCAAGAAGGGATAAGCATTTAACAAATCTTGATGTTCAGCAAAAGACTCATCATCCCAGCACCATTCTGAAAATTTCTCTTCATCATCCCAAGCTAGAACGTCTTCTGATGCCATTGAACTAACTGGCTTTTTAGACCAGAATTTGCAACTCCAGTACCTTGGAGTAGTTTTATCTTTAGCTGTATCACACTTATGTCTGGCCCTAAAGCTTCTACGACGATCAGGGTCATCACGCTTGATCTCCATATTAGGATCACCAAACTTTACCATAATCACATTACCAGTCTTTGGGTTTTTAACATAAACCCCAAACTTCTTTTTCCCACCCTTGAGTCTAAAAGGCTTATTTAAAGTCTTTTTCTCTGCTTCAGAGTAATCTATATCTTCAATCTCTTGATCAGAATCTGCAGAAGCGTCAACCTTAACAAAGTCTAAACGAGCTAAGGCGAAATCCAGTTCATCAAAATCCACGAAAGCCTTGTCCTGTTCTTCTATGTAGTATTCCTCTGAACCTTTAGCTACATCCTGATCAGCAGCACGGTAAGATTCCTTCACCTTACCACCACGCAACATCTTCAAAAACATATTGACCCTAGCCATCGCCCACTGACCTCTGGTCTTATTCGGACGGTGACTAGAGCTAAATGCTCCCGCACCACGGCGGTATATTTTTTTAAGTTGAGATAAAGTGGCTTTTTTAGAATACTTCTCGTTATGCTCTTTTACTTTATTCTTAAGGGCCGTAACGACCTTTTCTGAAAAAGCTATTTTCTTGCCATCTTTACCCGCACTTCCTTTTTCGTTCTTACTAGAACCCTTTTTACGCTCACTAGGCTTAGAGGGAGTTTGCGCTCCACTCTTCGGCCCAGAACGTTTTGCAGACTGAGATTTAAGAAAATTCTTTGCTTCTTTAGAAAAATCGTATTCCATCAAAGTTTCTTACACGCTTTCTTCAAAAACTTCATTATAAGTTTGAAGTTTTTCTTCGTTTGTCATCGCAGACAACTGATCTTTCACCTCCTTAATAGACAATGAGGTCACAATATCGATCAATTCTGAAAAAGTTAGATTGCTTGCTATACGATTTACAAGCTTTTTTTCTAAACTTTCTTCTTGATCTTCCGTCAAATTACCTGCTTCTGACATTAACCTTGGTCTACAGGCTTACTTTTATAAATACGAAGATCTGGTTGATTTTCCTTCTCTTTATATTTATTAGGGAAGATAACCACTTCTAATTTCTCTCCATTAACCGTTAGGTTGCCAGAATAGAAAGGCTTATCTCCACCTTTGCGCCATAAAGCGCCGACTTCACGATCAGACCATTCGCTGCTTGTTTTATTTTCGTTCATAGATTTGTATAACTTTTAATTAAATGTTTTTTGTTGTGAGGTAGTTTAGTATAATTCTTTTTCAACCTCTTGTAAACCCTTTTCATTATCGGGTCAGCTTGAAAAGAAATTAAACCTCTAAGGTACTTAGATGTTGACCCACTCATCACTTACTTGAATTCACTGAAGCTAAACTTGTTTTAGCTAAACGGCGATTGAAACGAGCATTGCGATCAAAAATTGTAATGTAATTATTTGTCTCCCCAAGGAATTGGGCGTTGACCACCTCACCTTGAGTTGTCTCAAGGCCAAAGAAGCGGCCCTTTGTTCCACGAATCGCCTTAAGAGCGGATGATTGTTTACGATTAAGTTTCATAACAGTATTATTATTGTCATCCAACCAAATAAATCAAGAGATTTATGAGATTTTATCTAAATTAATTTCAGATTCATTTAGGGTTATCTGACCACAAATGAATTTATTTATTTTTTCTTCAAACCTTTCCTCAAAATCAACCAAACTCTTAGATTCTTTCGCAAACTTTTTCAAAAACCCTAAAGAAAAAACAATTTCTATGTCATTAATTTGCAAATCTAAATTTATCTTTTCTAGCTTATGATAAAGAACTCTAAATATATCCTTCTTCCGCAAAGGACTTAAAAAAACATTGTAATCAAATAACGAAACCAATTCTTTAAAAACCGAAGCTACGGGAGTTTCAGAACTGGAATTAAAACCCATAGAATTATCATTTTCTATTCCACTAGTGACAAATATTTTTGAGTTTGAAAAATCTGCAATATCTCCATCTGGCATCTGCAACTTCCCCTCCTTTAATATTTGAGCGAATATCGTTTTTACAGAAGCATGTACTTTATGGAAATCATCTATTATGATTACACTATTGGGATGAATGATAATCTTTTCGCATAGAGAAGTATTGTTATTTCTTTCTGGAGATATTTTAAATTTAGCATATTCATCTGAGAAATGAACCCCACTATAATTCAGTACATTGACCCCATTCTTCTCTAGATTGTCCTTCAGCACAGAACAAAAAAATGTCTTCCCTGTCGATTCAGCACCTGTAACACAATAGACACTTGGTGCAGACCCTTTTTTATAAACCCCATAATTAGATAGAGAAACGGATTCCATTAAATCATCTATAACTTTATTATGACCAACGAACTTAGACTTCAATCCCTTGGAAAGATCTGACCGAATATTAAATTTACATAATGGGTTCTCTTTCTTTGAGAAAAAATCTTTTAAGTGTTGTGTCGTCACACTAGGAGAATTTTTCTGCATGTCTTCCCCCCATTCCATCAATTTGTCACTCATTAAGGAGATTAAATGTTTTGTTTTTACTTTGTCAGAAACGCCCGTAATGATCTCCCCCTGCAAATCTTTAATTGATGGATCTATCTCCCAATAACTGAGCTTAGATTGAGCGCCACAGTGGTCAATGACATCAATAGCCTTATCTGGATAAAACTTATTAGGAAGATACTTCTCACAATAATCTATAACACTGTTAACAAAATCGAAACTATATTCAACCCCGTGAAAATCCTCGTAATAAGAGACTATGGTCGGTATGATTTGCTTCATTTGAAACTTAGACGGCTCTTTTATTACAACTCTTTCGAAGCGCCTATCCAAAGCCGTATCTTTCTTAATCGTACTTGTATACTCATTAATTGTTGTAGCTCCGATGCAACTAATTGTACCACGAGCAAGCTCAGGCTTTAAAATATTAGAAGCCTCTAAGGAATTTTCTGTAGTCCCCCCTGCGCCAACCAAAGTATGAATTTCATCTATAAACAAAATAATATTCTCATACCTTTTAACCTCATTAACAAAGTTCTCTAACCTTTCCTCAAATTGGCCTCTATATTGAGTGCCAGCGACCATACTAGAAAGGCTCAAAGAATAAATAACCTTGTTAGCTATCAGCTCTGGAGCCTCACCGCTTACGATCTTCGCTGCCAAGCCTTCGACTAAAGATGTCTTGCCAGTCCCTGCTGGGCCAACCAAGATAGCATTTGGCTTCTTTTTCCTACAAAGAATTGTCGCAATCTCAGAAATCTTATCGTCAAAATCTACAATTTTATCGAATTCATTCTTAGCTGCTTTGGCGTTTAAGTTCTCAGCAAACTGATCTAAGATAGGATTGCTGTCAAACATGTCCACCCAGTTTTCAGTACTAAGTGGCGTTAAATCACTTAAAACATCTTCATCATAATTATCATCAAAATCCTCATCTTTAGAAAACAGAGTTATGTCTGAAATCAAACCTGTAATATCATCAATATCCAAGACACCCAAGAGAGCCTTTGGGAGACAATCTTCATTAAAGAAATTCAACAAAATTATCTCTGGGGTCACATAATCTAATTCAAACAATTCTGCTTGAACAACCTTGCAGTTATCTATAAAGTCATTCAACTTAGAAGTATACTTGCTGGATACAACTTTATTAGGGCGCTTCCTTTCCAATACTTTAGTGGAAGATAATATAAGCGCATCCACACAATCATATTTATCAAGGATAGTCTCACAAGACAAACTAAGATCCTGAATAAAACAATGGAAGAATAAATCTAAATCTACCCCGTTCCTATCCAATCTTATCGCCAGCTCTTGAGACTTTTGGAAAACGGATTTTATTTGAGGGGTCGTAGGGAAATCATTCATTATTTTTTTAAATCCTTCAGCTTCATCATAATCTTTGTATCGACCACTCTCGCTGAGTTCACAAAACTAGTATCACGATTCTTGCTCGCATTCAAGACCAATATTGCATCTTTAGACATTTTGTAAGTATCCAGAAAGTCCGTGAGTTTTTCTTCTCTTGAATTATCCATCAGTATGAATCTAGAAGATGCTGTATTATCCGAAGCTTCTATGATCATATACTTATTCCCATTCTGGGAGATCTTAGTAAAGAAATCTTTTACTTGGCAAACTGTTTTATAATTAGTCTGCTCTGGAAGATCCTTAACCTCCTTCAAAGAGTTCAGAATACCATAATTCTCTTCGAAACATTCTTTAAGATCATGAGAGTAACTGTACCCAAGCAAAGAATTTTCATACCACCAATTAGAAAATTTTTGATAAGACTTATTCTTATCGTAGATCTCCCTATAATTAGAGAATTTTTTCAAGAAGGTTTTAAACCTACTCTCTTTCATTAGCACTCTGTTATCGTCAGCGAGAATGCCCATTTCAACAGCCTGAGCTATAGCATGCAATATATCCTCTCCCAAAACCTCTTTCAAAAGAATAAAATTCCTCTTCTCTCTATCTGTTAGGATATTAAAAGCTTGGCTTTCTAAAACTAATCGACTTCTTGTTTTAGTTGACTCATCCATCGCTCCAGCCTGTATTAATGCGGCCAATACTGATATATTAATTCCACACTCTTTAGCTGCCACGAACACTTCATACTTACTGTCGAAACTCTTACCTCTAAAAGAGACCAGTCCGTCTATCGATTTAGCAGAGATACCTTTAATACTATTTAAGCCATACCTAATATTATTATCCTCAATAGAAAAATTGATTTGAGACTTAAATAAACTAGGAGGCAAGAGCCGTACGCCAAAATCGCTAAGCTCCTCATGAACAGAAGTTATTACAGACAATGGTTCTGGATCAAATTCAGAGGACTCTAGAACAGAAAGAAAGAACTCCTTCGGGTGTTTATACTTTAAGTAAACTGTCTTTGCGGCTAACTCTGCATAAGCAAAACTATGGGATTTATTAAACGAATAATCCGCTGAAGCTTGCAACGCATTCCAGTAAAAATCGCTTATCTCTTCGTCTAATCCCAGCTCATCTGCCGCTTCATAAATACGCTTCTTCCAAGAGGGCATCTCTTCAGTCTTTTTCTTTCCAACGATACGGCGGAGAGTCTCTGCCTCCTCCAGAGTTAAACCAAAAACTTTATTTGCAATCTGCATCAACTGTTCTTGATACAAAATAACGTTCTTAGACCAAGACAATATCTTATCTAATTCTGGATGCAAGTCTAGTACTGTCGGAGAATGCTTCTGACGAACATACTCCTCTACAAACTGTAAAGCCCCAGGCCGTGCAAGAGCGACAACATCAGACAACTCATTAAGGTTATCTGGCTTCACATCCCTACAAACCGTAAAGTTTGTACTAGCGGATATTTGGAAAAGACCTTCTGGATGATTATAATCCTGAAGGGTTTCATAAATAAAAGGATCATTCGGATCTATATCATCTATACCAATCCCTATCTTTTCACATGTCTTATGGGCTATCGTTAATGTTTTAAGACCAAGGATATCAAACTTAACCATTAAATCCGCAACATCATGCATATTATATCCTGTAATTAAATCCCCATCCTTAGTCCTTTGAATTGGCACTACATTACGGATATCTTGAGAGCATATGGCGATACCAGAAGGATGGACTCCAGTGTTCTTGATTAGATTTTCAATCTTCTTTGCATGAAAAAAAGTCCTCTTGTGTTTCTTACACCAAGATGAAAACTTATCACTCTCTTCTTCTGCGTTAGCAAGAGAAGAAACCTTGCCGTGAAGCTTTGGAATCATATCACTAACAGCATTCGCTTGCTCCTCCTTAGCTTCATCAAAATATTTAGTAGCTTCCCTAATGCACAATTTAGAACTAAAAGTATTAAAGGTTAATATTTTTGCCGTCTTACCGTCATGCTTTTTTTCAATGTATTCGATAACCTTTTGCCTTTTTTCATAACTAATGTCTGAGTCAACATCAGGGAGCAAGCTACCAACAAGGAATTCTTTATTCCTAACATCATATACCTTTTTAGCCCTGCTCTTCGAAACAAATCTCTCAAAGAAAAGGTTGTGGGGGATTGGATCAATATTGGTAACACCTAACAAATATAAAACCAAAGACCCCGCCGCTGATCCTCGACCAGCACCAGTGGGAATTTTATTTTCATGACAAAAATTTAAGACATCCCAATTAAGTAAGATATAATCTGTAAAGCCCAACTCTTCAAAAGTCTCAAGCTCTTGCTTCGCACGATCAAAATACTCCTTCTTATTGGAAAATTTAGTGATGCCTTTATCCCTTAGTCCTTTACGGGTAAGTTCGTACATTATTTCCTTGGTTGAACTATCCTCAACGAGACCTATGGACTTTAATATTTTATTACTGACCAAGGTTTTAGGTAACTCTACCCCAACTGGCTCGCAATCATCATATATTGTAAAATCTTCAAACATTATAAATTCATGTGTTTTTTCAGCGCCTTAAAAACCTCATAGCACTTCTGGTTATCATATAGAGCGTTGTGTAAAAGATCTTCTTCAAAATCTATCCCAAAAAATTTAAGCAATTGGTTTTGAGACACTCTAGACTTAAGGGATCGATCATGTATGATCTTATACTGCCAACTTAATAAATTGCCTTTAGGCTTATCTAATTCTTCCCTGTAAGCCTTACCGTAAGCCCTAGTATCATAGATCCTTTCCAAATAACTATAGTCTGGAGCCTCACCCAAAGATCTTTGCATTCCTGCCACCATGTAAACATCAAAGCCTAATAAATTTTGACCAACAACCTTATACTCAGGATTGAATAAATCTTTTTTAAAATCAGCCCAAACATTTTTCAAAGGCTCCTTCCTCTCGTTATACTCGTCCCAACTAAAACCAGTCAAATGCTCTACCTTTTTATTAATTTGTAGATCCTTATGACTAATATATCGATCATTCTCTTTTAAAATCCTATCTCCCTGACAGATGAGCCAAGAGACTTGCCAAGTACGAGAAGAATGAAGGTTTAACCCTTCAGTCTCAGTATCAAATACTAAATATTTTTGGTTATACGGTAGCATCTTTATAAGACTCCCAACAGAAATCATCTGAACAGAAGTGGTCTAAGTTTGGGTTTTGAAAAGTTGGCGCTCGCCCTTGAGATCTACTACAAGAAGCCTTATACATTTGGAAAGCCTCAAAATCATCTTTGTTATGATGAAGTATTGTTTTGACCATCTTTGTCCCAACGTCTAAGCCTTCTATCACAGAACGAATCTGAAAATCAAAAGGGTGATTATTATCTTCAATGAAAAAAATCGGATCTAACCCCTTGAGGCCCAAATGAGATAAGCCAAAGTGAAATAAATTATTATATATATATGAGTCGTAAAAGGGTACAGCCACCTTGACATCCTTGAAGTCTTCTACAGAATAATGGCTCAATATCAAGCTATTCCTATCATTCAATGACGCATCAGAATATAAACGCTTTATTGTTTTAAGACCCTCATTGTTCCTAGCAAAAAAAACTAACTTACTCGACCTTTCGTTTTCTACCATCTCGTCATTTAGGACCGACAATCTAATACCGAAAACCAGAGAGACGTTGTTCTCTTGGAATAACTGATTAAAGACCCTGAAGCCATAAAAAGAGTCTTCAACCATCACGACCCTTTCTAGAGAGTTAAGCTGAGCTATATTTAGAATCTTCTCAGCGGTCAGAATAGACTTCCCGACACTGAATTGGCTCTTGAAGAGTGGCGTCATGAAAGAAACCTATAGAAGATCCATAGGCTTGTCAAACGAAAAAGCTGGGCAACCCTTATATTTTTTCTCTTCGATCCTAGAACCCTTTCCCTCCTGAAGCAGAACCTCAAGATCTTCCTTGTTGTAAGATGATTTCAAAAATGACCCATCTTCTTTTAATAAGTGGAAATAATCGAATCCAAATTTAAATGGGCAATGCCACATTAAATCTCCATTCTTTTTTAACTGACCTACCCTATTTGCCCGACCACAAACTATCTTTCCAGCAAACCCCTCCTCTTTTGAAGGATAACCCTTGTCCCAAGCCAAACCACTAGTAGCGGTCTTCTCATTGAAATTATTTATAACTTTTTGTACATCAGTTAAGAAATATTCAAATCCCTCTAAATCCAAGTCATCTAATGGTTCCATTTCCAAAAGACCCTCTCCATTCAAATCGAACTTAAGAAACAAGAACTCCATCCTCCTCTTTAAGTACTCTGGGTATAAGTATTTCACAGCAAGACAATACATGTAATCCTGCATATTATCGCTATACTCTTTCCCTTCGAAGATGCTTTTGGATGTTTTAAAGTCCCGTATAATGGCAGTTTTTTTTCTTTTAAATAAAAACAATTTATCTATGAACCCTAAAATGCGATAATCCTTGTCCCCATCCTTTACTTTTATATCGAAGTCTTTTTCTGAAATAGACTCAGTTGGCTTGCTGCTAGTATCGCCAAAGAAATCGAAATTCAATCCCTCAACAGTCATCCTGTTAATAAGATCCATATTCTCAAAATCATCTATCTCATACTTTTTGGCATACGCATCCACCATCCTTTTAATAGATGGACTAACATTAATATCCTGAGCTTTAATTATAGCCTTATAGTGCTTCCTATGGCGAGGGTTTCCCAAGTTCTCAAATACAGCATGACAAATTGTACCACGCAAAGACCCATGATTAGATTTATCGGGGAGACGCATGTGGTACTTAGCCCAATACTGCCAAGTACAAGTTTGCATTGTCTTAATGCGAGAAGCAGATAGAGGCTTGTTTTCAGATTTCTCCATAATGGAAGTCGTATTTCTTCTCAAACTTCCTTAAGTTAGAAGAAAAGGTTTTGTTGACACCTCGTTTATTCATCTCTTTAGCGAAATCAATAACGTTAGTCATTGATTCATTATGAGACATGACTCCACAATATTCAACAAATTTATCTAACTGCTCTTTGCTCATATCTCCAAAATCATTTTCAGAAGGCGGAGCAAAAAATATCTTTTCAAAATCCATCTGATCAGACAACTTGAATATCGATTTTATAGCCCCCTCAAAACCCCTGTTAAATTCTGAATTAAAATCATTATTGAAGGATAAGAAAACCTTGTCTAAAGGAAGCCCGTTTAACCTTGCAATAAATTTTGGGGATATATTAAGACCGAAAGAAACTAAAACATTCTTAATGCCAGAATCAAAAAGAGAAATGCAATCTCCTATCGACTCAACAATATAAACACTCCTCTCTTTCTTTATGCAAGCCGCTACCTGATCTATAGAGTAATATGGATAAAACCAATCAGAACAACGACCATTATGCAACCACTTAGGTCTAGGGTCTTCAGTAACCTTTCTCCCCGAAAAGCCGTGTATGAGGCCATCAGAGCGAAATACTGGGAATATAACACGTTGATACAACTTACCTGACATAGCAAGGCCACATTGGAATTGTTTCATCGTATCTTCCGTAATGCCTTTCTCTAAATAAAAATCATAATGAGGAAGAAGTCTACTCAAACAAGATTTAGGATATGTCTTCTCTTCACTCAAAAGATTCTTCTTAGCGGTTCTATGTTGAATATTTACACTAATATCCTTCAAATAAGAACTTAAAATAGTCTTATCGTTAGTGTTAAGAGTCTTCTGCAGTAAAGCTTCGAAAGGGAGAAACATTGAGTCCTCCACATAATCCTTCCAAACCCCTGTATCCTTGTAAATTTGTAGAGCTGTAGAATTGTCTCCTGACCTATAGATAGCACTAGTCCTCCAATATGAACCATGATCCTTAAGCCTGTAGCCAAGATCCTCAAGTACTTGTTTGTAATCCATCAACCTAGGGGGTCAAAATCACGGGAATATCTTCCGAATCATTATTCCTTACACGAACATCCTGATTATTCACTGAATCTACAATGTCCTGCAAGTCTCCCCTCTCTGTAACCCTAAAGTTCTTAATCTCAAGATTAATGAAATTGTTTTTGTTCGATCCATCTGGCATCTCAACAGGATTAATTGCACGAAGAGCCTCTTTGCCTAAATGACGAGCCTTTAAGTTAATTAATTTATGAGTACCGAAACGGTCCCCCTCTTCGTGGATCTCATCAGCAATCTTCCGACGAAGTAAAAATAAGTGAGAACAAAACTGAGTGATGCCATCTGAAAGAGAAACAACGCTCTCATCATCCACTATAGAATCGGCTCCCCTGTTCCCAGTAATACCAAGCCTATTTGCCTGAACAGATGTCATCATTGAGACACAAGGCTTCCCATCAAAACAAAGATCTCTATGGATTGTCTGCTTGAATTTGTGAACCATAGACGCAACCTGCTGCCAACCATCATTTTTCCCTAAATTATTGAAGTCAGTCTTAATGTAATCAAAACTAAAAATCATGCGCTTCCCTCGACCAACCTTTGAATAATAAAACCTCTTCAAAAGAGAGCACATCTCATCAGCAGACATTCCTGCCACATTCTCATAGTAGAACTTCATGTTCTTAATTTTACTCCAAGCAGACCTCACCTTATCCACCACCTCTTCCGCAGTCCAATCCCCATAACTTGAAGTCCTCCACTTACCGCTTTGCAGTAAAAATATAGGTATTCCTGTCATTGCCGAACATTGACGGAATATAAGTTCCTCTTCACTCATCTCTCCATTATCAAAATGGAGTACTGGGATCTCATATTTCGCAGCAGCCCTCGTGGTATAATCCATGCAAAACTGAGTCTTTCCCACTCCAGAACGAGCTACGATGACTGAGATATTACCCTCTAAAAGCAAAGAACCATAAATCTCATTAACCCTCTGGTGTGGACCCATCATCCCAGACTCTTCTACTGGGTTATTCCCTCTCTCCTCAACGACAGATTCCATTATCTCAAAAAGATTTACTGGCCCATCCTCATTAAACTCAAATTGCTTAATGTTCTTGTTGTAGATTTCGTCTGCTTTATCTACGATTTCAGAATATTTTAAATTAGGATCAATCTTCTTGACAAATTTAGCTACATCCTTACACGAATGATATATTTCACGCCTCGCTGAGAACTTCTTTAACTCCTTAACAGAAGAAAGAAATATGTCTTCAGTTATCTTATGGAAAACTAAAGACCGTATGTATTCCGCTAGATCAATACTGTCAGGGAAGCTAACCTTTAATTCATTAAGGCGAGGTATAAGAATTGTATCGTCAATCGTTTCTGCGTTATCAAGAGCGTTCTTGATTAGCTTAAAAATAGAGAGGTGTACTTGAGAATCCTCACTATAAAAGTCCTTCTCATTTAAAAAAATCGAAATCTCAGCCCACTTATGGGGATGCTGTAAAAGACCTTTCAATACAGTCTTCTCCAAATCCATATTAGATATCATTGATCAACCCCCTTTTCAAGTGACAATTCTATCAATTTACTCAAAGCCATATCCACACAGGAATTTTCAGTCTTTGTGGCGAAACTGGGTTGGCCCAAATCATTGATATAAAACAAAAAGAACCCCTTATTCCCTCCAGTAGGAGACCCTGTACAGTCATAGAGTTTAGTCAGCACACTCTGAGGTAACGTATTATCGCTTTTATCGAAAAGATTCATATTATGTCTAATTTCTTAAGTAACCGCTCATCAATAGTATCCTTCTCTAGAATACGAACAAGCCTTATTTGATTAATTTCACAGAAATATTCCTTCTTCTCATCCCTCTGTAATTGAGCAAGAAAATTCTGTCTTGAGTTAGAGTGAAAGAATTTGTTGTATTGATAATGCTGATTACCGTCAACTTCTATAGCCATCTTAAGATTAGCATTATAAAAATCTAATGTCATCCTTGTACCTAGGACGGGCATCTCTTCGAAAACAATATCTGCAACCCAGTGAGGATAAAGAAGATCTTTAACTTTTTTCTGGATTTTACTCCGACATTTTTTATCCCAATCAACCAAATACTTAGAAGATTTCTTTAACTTTTGCTCTCTCCCAGTGGTAGTTAAAAATATCATGAAAGCACGTTCTCTGCTATAAAACAACCAAGAGCCTTAGTCAATTCAGGACTACCCTCCAAAAGATCATATAAAGAATTCATGCCTTGATATTTTTCTTTTATCTCAAGACCTTGGCCCGAAACATAAGAACTAACATCTTCGTCAATCTTAAACCAAGAACCAGCTTTCTCAATGTACTTCCACATTAAAAGCATCTCAATAACCTCTCTTTCTATCCAAATGGATTTTCCATCAGTGCGGCCATGCTTGATCGGGTATCTAACACGCATGCCCGTACTTTCATTTGTCGATTTCTGAATGTGGACTTTAGCGTAATGACCAATAATAGGATTTTCGGGGCTAGGTCTAGCTTTTGGATCTTGGAGTATTAGATCTGATTGGTTTCGTTTCTCAAAATTAATAATCCAATCTGGATAATGAAGAGCTGCATTGCCACCGCTAGAATTGGTTTGGTTGTTTGGATCACTAGGAGCATATTGATTAGTCTTTATAGTTGACCGAACCTGAGAGACCATAATACACATATGACCAAATTTACTCATACCAAGACTAACTCGCTTTAAGAAATCAGAAGTTAAAGAAGCTCCAGCTGCAACTTTTGCTGCATCGCTAGTAGACTTTTCTAAGTCTGATTTAGGAAGCAAACCATCCATACTGTCGATGACAATGCATAATCTTTCCTTATCTGGATTATTTTTGAGTAGACTCCTTAGCCCATCAAAAACTACATCATAAATATTACACTCCCAGACAAGACAGGTTCCGAGTTCCCAATCGTCTGGATGGGATACAAACTTCAAACCTGAGCGCTTTTGGATTTCCACTGACAATCTACCTTCAGCCTTAATATAAAGACCCTTCGTTTTATCTACAGAGTTAAGCATGTTACGCATCACTTGCAGAGCCTCATTTGTCTTACCACCCTCGTTACATCCCGTAAACCTTTGTAGCCCTGCTCCAAGACCACCCCCAATGAAATTGTCCAAAATCAAAGACCCAGTAGAAACTGAATACGAAGCCGCCGTCTCTTCGAAATTAAAATGATAATCCTTATTCGCTTTCATGAACTGACCCATGAATTGTGAAGTTCCAATTGTACTGTTCTTTTTTTCCTTACTCATCTAAAAAATCTCTCAGGGTTTTCCGTTTTTCGATCTTTATATCTTCGCCCATCTTATCTTGATGGTCAACCATTTTTTCAAAATTCTTTGGCTTGTAGTCAAACTCTAGCTTTTTCCTCTTTAGGTATTGAATACCATCCTTAGTCAAAAAATACTTTATCGACCCCTCTAACTTAAATGGAGCTTTAACCTTGGACAAAAAGTCAAGATCATTATTGAAGATTTTGAAGACCTTAGTCACAGTCATCATATCAAGCCTATAATCAATAGATTTTGCCCCACCCAACATCCTTTTGATAAACTCTCTCCTCTCCTTAAAGAAAGGGCTAGCTTTCTTTTTAGAAAGTTTCTTCTTGAAGACATGTCCACACGAACAAACCTTAAGAGAGGCTGCACTTAGGGCATCACATTTAGGACAAGTCTTTTTACCCTTCGGCATAGAACTACCTTAGAGTAATCTTAAGTCGTTATCAACCATTTTTCTTACAAGGCCGATAAAATCTGTTTTAGGCTTCCAACCCAAGTTTCTCCTAGCCTCCGAAGAGTCCCCCCAAAGCACCTCTACTTCAGCAGGTCTATAGAATTCTGGGTTAATCTGCATCAAAGTCCTGCCTTCATGCACATACTTCTCATCTACACCCTTACCAACCCACTTACACTCTTCTACAGCAAAGCCAGCAAAATTAAATGCCTGTTCTACAAATTCCCTAATAGTATGAGTCTCATTGGAAGAAAGAACGTACTCCCTAGGCTCTTCTTGATTCAACATAAACCAAACTCCTTCTACAAAGTCTTCAGCATCACTCCAATCTCTTTTCGTATCAATATTACCCAATTCAAGAGGTTTAAAATCATTTAAAATGTACTCATTCTTAATACGGGCCACGTTTTTGGTGATCTTACGAGTAACAAACTCTTCTCCACGACGAGTGCCTTCATGGTTAAATAACCAACCCTGTACGGCAAATAAATCATAAGAGTCTCTCCAAACCTTTACCATGTGCCTAGCACTAGCCTTAGAAACACCGTAGGGGCTTCTTGGGCGCAAAGGATGAAGCTCTGACTGAGGAGAGTATAAAACGTCCCCAAACTCTTCTGAGGAGCCAGCATTGTAGTAATGGCAATTAGGGCAATGTTTCCTTATAGCTTCTAGCTGATACAGAACAGCCATCGCGTTTGTCTCCATGTGATTAACTGGCATTTTCCAGCTAACACCAACGAAAGAATTAGCAGCAAAGTTAATGAAATAGTCTGGCTTCTCCTCTGCTATAACCAGATCTGTATTGGCTTGATCTGCCACATCCAAATCTATTAGCTTAAACCTAGGATTACCAGAAAGGTGCTGAATATTCTCATGGTTTTTCACGCTTAACCTACGTACTCCTGCAATAATAAGATGCTCTGTATTTTTCAAGAGGTAATCCGCCATAAAGCTACCATCTTGACCCGTTACTCCCGTAATTATTACCTTCTTCATTTATTTATATTATATTCAAACCCACCAATCTAAAACATAATCTTT